TACGGCGGGACTCGAATGGGAGTCAATCGGCATGTTTACAAAATCATCCACCAACTTGATGCGGGTCGCTATCTTCGTGACCATTTTCGGGATAGCGATATTCCCCGTGAAATGGTGCGCCTCGGTGAATTGATTTGGGAGTCGATTGACGAAAGTCTCACTGGTGCCACAGCGGGCATGGACTTTGCCGTCGATGTGGCACGCATAGCAAACCGCCTTGGAATCCCTCTGCGCTGGGTGACCCCTACAGGGTTTCAGGTTCAAATGAACTATCAGAATTTCAAGAAAACCCGCATCACCACCCGTCTTCTCGGATCAATTTATCGGCCAACGAGTTACGTGCCCACCGAAACCTTGGACAAGCGTAGGCAGTGCCAAGCAGTGGCCCCCAACTTGATCCACTCTGCTGATGCGGCGTTCTTGCAGAAGGTGGTCGCCAATCTTGAATTTGATTTGGTGACAATCCATGACTCATTTTCGTGCTTAGCAACAAATGCTGAGCGTCTGAATCAAGTGCTCCGCTCAGAGTTTTGCAAATTGTATGACTCAAATTTCTTGGTCGACTGGTATCAAGACGTTTTGCCCCGTGAGATCCTCCAGGATGTCCCCCGTCCTGCTGCCCAACTCCTGGAGGATCTCACACTCCCCCAACTTGGAAACCTAGACATCGTAGATGTCATTTCTGCAAGGTATGCGTTCTCATGATCAACTCACAAATCACCCCAGGCCAATTGACAAGTCGCATCTTGAATGTGGCTCCACCGAAAGTGCATGAGGCGTCAAATATTTTGATGAACGCAGGCCAGCACCTCCCACCCGATTCACTCCTGTCTGGCGCAGGTGCGGTCTTCTTGATCATGTGTCGCACCTTTGGTGTTTCCCCTCAAAAAGTCCTTGAAGTCTCTGAGCGAGCCTCTCGAGATATTAAGAGTCGAGATCTGGAAGCTATCGAAGACTACCTGCGGAACGAGGTTATGTGATGCTCGATCTGCTCACCGAAGCGCATGAACAATTCAAGCGCATCGGACACAAGCTGACCCTCGATTTGGAGATAAAATTAATTTTGGAAGGCATCGACGCAGACCTACTGGTGAAGCGATTCGACGAAGGGATGACCCCCGCCGCGATTGCGGAAAGTCACGCGAGAGAAATGAAAGTTTTCATTGAACAGAAGGGAGAAGAGCTATGCGAGTCACAAGTCCGAAAGGTGAGGCAGTCTGGCCGAGCATCATAACACCAACGCAATTCCGAGATGGGCCACTCCAATACGAGTGCAAGTTGCGTTTGTCGCTCGATGAGGCCAGCACGATCAACTTCATCGATGACCTGGAAGCGGAACTTGAAAATGGTGTGGAGCAACTGAATGAGTGGAGAAGTCGTCGAGGCGAAAAGACGCTTACGTCAAAGCAATTGACGAAGCGGGCTCCGTTGCCGTGGGCTGAAGAATTGGATGATGACGCGAAGCCGACGGGTAATATGCTGATCAAAACGAAGCTCAAAGCTGAGCGGAAGCTCAAGGGGAACGTGGTCAGTCAGCGCCCAATGGTTTTTGACGGGGAAGGCAATCCGTTTCCCGTCGACACCCCTGTGTGGTCTGGATCGGTGGTCAGTCTTGCCGTTGACCCCTTCCCATACTACGTGCCCTCGATTGGCTATGGGGTCACCCTGCAACTCCGGGGAGTCCAAGTGCATAAAGTTGTGAATGGTGAGAATCAAGATTCGCCTGAAGCTTTTGGCTTTGTGGTGGCTGAGAGTGAAATTCGGGAGGTGTCTGAGAATGAGGTACTCGCGGCGGAAGAATTTTAAGTACTCAATCCCAGGTGAGGTCAGCGCACCGGGGGGTGATGTAATCAAAGTGCGCTCTCAATTTGAGTGTCATCTACTCCATGATCTGAACAAACGCCAAGTGGGCTGGGAATACGAGACGGTCAAGTTGGCGTACACGATCACACACACCTACACGCCAGACATCGTCTTGAGAGGCCCTAACAAGACAATTCTAGTGGAAGCGAAGGGGCGCTTCATGCCGGGGGACAGGTCGAAGCTCATCGCAGTCAAAGAGCAGTGTGATGTGGATCTTCGATTGGTCTTCTCAAAGGGTGAAGCGAAATTATCAAAGCGATCAAAGACCACCTATTTCGCATGGGGAAAGCGAAATGGATTTGAAGTGGCCGAGGGGAGAATACCAGAATCATGGGTGAACGAACTAAGACGCACATAACAGGGAGAGTGTAATGAGTCAGACAGAAGCGATTGAGCGCCACCTGAAATCTGAAGGGTCGATATCACCTATCGAAGCGATCCATGTCTACGGTTGTTACCGATTGGCTGCGCGCATCAAAGACCTGCGAGACAAAGGCATAAAGATCAAGACCACTTTGAACCGTGATCTTCAAGGGCACCGATACGCGAGGTACGTGCTGGCATGAAAATTATACTTGGAGTGGTGATTATCTTTTGCTTTTGGTCGAGAGCCAGTTGGGGTGAAACAATGTGTTGGCCCGAGGATGCCAATCCAGGGTTCTGGATGACGATTTCGGGCATTCCTGTCTTTGCTCACCCGTCTTGGGATTCACCACCCCTCAACAATTTTGGGGCCAACAAATGTGCGGATGTAGACATCCCACATCCAGTGTGTTTGTCCCAGTTGTCACCCTGGGTGATTGAGATGCAGTCACGACTTTACCGTGATGTTTGTCGCTTCGACATGGATGGTGATGGCGTCATTGGTCTTGATGACTTAGGTGCGACTTTGAATGCGTTCAATGAGACTTTAGGGCAATCGTGTGAGCCAATTCGTTAAGCACGAGGCTTGTGAGAAGTGCGGGAGCAGTGATGCAAAATCAGTGTACGATGATGGGCACACCTTTTGTTTTGCTTGTGAAAGTTATGGGGGCAAGAGTGTGGAGAGTGATCCGGGTGGAGAGTTCCAAGCTTTGCGTAGCCGCAGAATCGGTGTGGATGTCTGTCGCAAGTTTGATTACCGGCTTGGTGTGGTTGATGGCAAGCCCGCGCAGCTAGCTGTATACCACTCCCCGAAAGATGGTACACCCGTTGCGACGAAGGTCCGATTCGCAAACAAAAACTTCAAGTGGATCGGCCAGCCCAAGCAGGCTGGTCTCTATGGGCAACACCTCTGGAATGGAGGTCGCCGCTTGGTGATCACCGAAGGTGAATTGGATTGTCTCTCCATCGCTGAGTCTCAATCGGGAGGAAGTTGGCCGGTTGTGTCGTTACCCAATGGCGCGCAAGGTGGTCGGCGCGACTGTCAGAAGCAACTGGAGTGGCTTGAAAAATTTGACACTATCGTGCTGTGCCTGGATCAAGATGAGCCTGGGCGTAAAGCCGCTCTGGAGATTGCCGACATACTGACTCCTGGCAAGGCTGTTGTTGCGGAACTTCCGATGAAGGACGCGAATGAAGTCCTTACGAAAGGTAACGCTGGCGACATCACCCGAGCGATCTTCTCAGCCCGAGAGCTTCGACCAGATGGCATCATCGAAGCAAGTGAGTTGTGGTCACAAGTTGAGAAAGATGACCGGCAATCAGATGCTCAATTCCCATGGCAATTTCTGAATAACATTTTGTATGGATTGCGAACCAGCGAGATCGTCACCATCACAGCCGGGGCGGGGCTTGGAAAATCAGCTTTGGTCAGGGAGATTGTGTACCACCTCCTCCAGTCCGGCCATAAGGTGGGCGCTTGCTTCCTGGAGGAGACACCCAAGCGGACACTTCTGGGTCTTATGGGAATCCACATCGACCTTCCACTCCACCTTCCAGATGGTCGAGCGAAGGTGGGCGATACAGATTTGTTGAATGCGTTTGAGGCATTTGGGGGGGACAAACTTTACCTCTATGACCACTTTGGGAGCACTGACCCTGAGCACCTTTATCGAAAAATAAAGTACATGGCGAAAGGCTGCGGATGCAGGGTCATTGTGCTGGATCACATCTCGATGGTGCTTTCGGGCCTGGGGAACGAACATGGTGATGAACGTCGATTGCTCGACAACATAATGACCGAGCTTCGGGTGCTCGCTCAACAACTGGATGTGATCATGTTGGTTGTTTCGCATCTTCGGCGACCTCAAGGGACTGGGTTTGAATCGGGTGCCCAGACCAGTCTCGCCGATCTCCGAGGAAGTTCATCCATTGCTGGGCTCAGTGACCAAGTCATTTCATTGGAGAGAAACCAACAAGACGAAGAGACTAAACATGTGACCACTGTCCGAGTTTTAAAGAATAGATTTTCGGGGGAGACGGGGGTGGCTGGCACCCTCCTCTATAACAGGGAGACGGGGAGACTGGAAGAGGATGTACCGTTTTAAAAAGGGAGGGAACAATGGGTGACAAATCAAAGTGTGCGAAAAAGAAACGTGTAGTGGCAGCACCTATGCTTAAAGAGGTAGCTGTGAATTTTGCGGCTGTGTGTGCCTTTGAAAATGAGAGTGTTGCTTCGATGATTCGGAAATTGATTCATGAGTTCATGGAAGAAAGGGAGAAAGATGGGCCAAACTGGCATTAAGCCTGATCTAACACCTGTGTGTCATCAGTGCCGAAAGCGCTACGCTGAGATCACCCTACCTGACGGGGTGGTGATCCAATTCTGTCAGACTTGCACACCTCAAGAGATCGTTGATTTGACTGATGCTGGTCTTTGACATTGAGACAAATGGTCTGTTACCCAAAGTCGATACCATTCACTGCATCGTAGCTCTCGACACTGAGACGAAACATATGCAGACATTCCGGCCGCATGAGATCGAGGCGGGCCTGGAGGTGCTGAAGGGTGCTGATACGCTCATCGGCCACAACATTTGTGGTTATGATCTTCCGGTCATCCAACACATCACTGGGGTAGACCTTCGGCACATACCTTGCCTCGATACCCTCGCGATCTCGCGCGCACTCTTCATCGCCACTCTGCGCGATGCGGACACCAAACGTCTCAAGCAAGGGTTTCCCAAGCGGCTTTTGGGGGCGCACTCATTGGAATCGTGGGGGTATCGACTCGGGTGCAAGAAGGGGGAATTCGGGAAAGACACTGACTGGTCAACTTTCAGCGAAGAGATGCTCTCGTATTGTAAACGGGATGTCATTCTCAATCATCGACTCTGGGAATTCTTGTTTAAGTTTGAGCGAGTTCCAGGAACTCCGGCCATGCCTCTGTTGACGATGAAAGTAGAGTCCCGAATCCATGGGATTATGGGTGAACAAGAGCGGGCGGGGATTGAGTTTGATGTCCAGGGAGCCGAGGAGATCTACTCGAAACTGATCGATGAAAAGGTCAAACTTGTCGATCAATTGAGGGAAGCCTTCCCCCCCATTTGGGTCAACCGTGGACAGTTTGTTCCCAAGCGAGACAATCGAAAAATGGGCTACAAGGAAGGGTGCCCCCTTACCAAAATCGAATTGGTCGAATTCAACCCCGGTAGTGATATTCAGGTCGCTAATCGACTCAAAAAAATGGGATGGGAACCGGAAGAGTTTACGCCCAACGGTCAACCCAAAGTAGATGAGACAAGTCTTGTGGGACTTGACCTTCCTCATGTGCCGAAACTTCTGCAATACAAACTCATCGAGAAGCGTATTGGTCAAATTGCCGAGGGGAACGTGAGTTGGCTCAAGCTGGAGAAGCAGGGGCGGCTCCATGGCAAGGTCTGGGCGACAGGGACAAGAACCTCCAGGATGTCTGCGAGCAGACCCAATCTTCAACAAGTGCCTAGGGTTGGGTCTTACTTGGGCGCTGAGTGTCGCGGGTTGTTTGGGCCGAAGGAAGGGTACCTCATGGGCGTGGATGCCCGTGCGTTGGAATTACGGATATTATCGAATCGGCTTGCACCCTTTGATGACGGGGCTTTTAGTCGCGAAGTGGTCGAGGGCGATGTGCATGAGATGATGAGGAAAGCCACAGGATTGTATTCTCGAGATAACCAGAAGACATTCACATATGCGACAATCTTTGGCGCAGGGATGGTCCGATTGGGAAAAATTGTGGCTAAAGATTTACGTCAGAGTAATCATCCAGTCACTTCATCTGAAGCGTACCTTGGGAAGCAAGCCCACTCTCGCTTACTCACACGCCTCAAAGGGATGGGTCCACTGCTGGAGCAGTGCAAGCGTGCTCACAAGCAAGGCTTTATCCAGTTGGTGGATGGGCGATTCGTTCAGAGCTTGACCGAAAGATCCGCCCTGAATACTGCGATTCAAGGGGATGGTGCAGCGATCATGAAACGCGCTCAGTTTCTGCTCGACATCTACCTCAATGACATTGACGGTTGGCAATGGGGGCTCACCGTGCATGACGAATGGCAAATCGTTGCAGACACGGAGGACATAGCACACCGGATTGGAAAACTAGCAGTACAAGCGATTCAAGATACAAAACATCATCTTAACTTATTTACCCCCCTCGACGCTGAGTATAAGGTGGGGCGCACTTGGAAGGATACGCACTGAATGGGACCTGAGTTGCAATTCTCGGATGAGCTACACGCTCAAAAATATCGGGCAGACGGGGAGAGCTTTGAAGCCTCCATGAATCGCATTGCGAATGCTCTGAAGGATTCTCCTGAGCACTTTAAGAACTTCCAGGACATCCTACAGAACCAAAGGTTTCTTCCAGGTGGTCGAGTTCAAGGCTCGATGGGCGCAACGAGAATTGTCTCACCGATCAACTGCTTCATGAGTGGTGACATCACGGATTCTTTTGTCCATGACTCTGGCTCGATCATGCAACGCGCCACTGAAGCCGCTGCGACGATGCGCCTGGGTGGTGGGATCGGGACCAACTTCTCCACCTTGCGACCCAAAGGTGCTCACATACGAAAACTTAATTCCGCATCCAGTGGATCGGTTTCGTTTATGCACATCTTCAACTCAATTGGACTTGCCATCGCAAGTAGTGGTCATCGGCGTGGGGCTCAGATGGGTGTGCTGCGAGTTGATCATCCAGATATTGAGCAGTTTATCCATGCGAAAAACAACTCAACTGACTTGACGGGATTTAACATTTCGATCCTTGTCACCAATGAGTTCATGGATGCAGTCATGGACGGTAAGAGTTTCGATCTGAGATTTGAGGGTGAGGTGTATAAAACGATTGACGCAGCAACCCTCTGGGAGTCAATCATGCGGTCCACCTATGACTACGCTGAGCCAGGGGTGCTCTTCATTGACACAATCAATGACAACAACAATCTATCCTATGTCGAGGAGATCACGGGGACAAACCCTTGCGGTGAGATTCCGCTTCCAGCTTACGGCGCTTGCCTTTTAGGGTCATTCAACCTAGTAAAGTATGTTCGCAAAGCGCATTTCGACTACGAGTTGCTGGAGCAGGACATTCCAGAATGTGTGCGCGCTCTGGACAATGTGATTGATCGAGCATCAGTTTGGCCCCTCCCAGAGCAAGAGCAGGAAATGAAGGCGAAACGCCGGATCGGGATTGGGCCTACCGGACTCGCGAATGCAGGGGAAGCCCTTGGTTTCGCGTATGGCTCTCCGGGATTTGTGAGCTTTACTCAGCGGGTGATGTCTGTCTTGCAGGAGGGGGTGTACAGGGCATCGATGCTTCTTGCGAAAGAAAAGGGAGCGTTCCCGTTGTACGACCGTGATAAATTTCAAAAGTCCAAATATGTCCAGAGTCTTTCCCGAGAGGTTCAAGATGGCATAAAGAAGTATGGCATCCGCAACTCACACCTCCTAGCAATCGCACCCACGGGTACTATCAGTCTGTGCGCGGACAATGTGAGTTCGGGCATTGAACCTGTATTTGCTCATGAATTTGATCGAACGGTCTTCATGGCTGATGGGCAACGTACTGAAAGTGTTCAAGACTACGGAGTGCGTGAGTTCGGCGTGCGAGGTAAGACTGTGGAGGATCTCACACCGCAGGAGCACCTTGATGTCTTGGCGGCTTGTGCGCCTTATGTTGATCAATCCATCTCTAAGACGATAAATGTTCCACAAGAAATTCCTTGGGAGGATTTCAAAAACATCTACATGGATGCGTACCTTAGAGGCTGCAAGGGAGTGACAACATATCGAACCGGGGGAAAACGAGACGCGATCTTAACCGCTCAAGATTCGTGCTACATCGACCCGGAAACTGGGAGGAGGGAGTGTGGATAAGTGTTTACTGCTCGATGGGGATGTGCTGGCCTATAAGTTTGCGTTTGCGGCCGAGGTCCCAATCGAATGGGAAGATGGTCTTTGGACTTACCATGCTGATGCCCGAGAGTCGATTGCGGTACTCGATGAATTTATTGATGACTTGAAGGATCGATTTAAGACTGTCCGATACCGCACATTTCTTTCGAGTGGGGTGAGCTTCCGAAAAAAGGTGTGGGAGGGGTACAAGGCAAACCGTTCAGGGAAGCGGAAGCCTCTACTCCTCTCGCGCCTCCGAGAGCACCTCATGAGATATCACAACGTTGAGATGCAACTACACATTGAAGCCGATGATCTCATGGGCATTGCGGGCAACCGAAAAAAGGACATGGTGATCTGCACAATCGACAAAGATCTACAGACCATCCCAGGGAGTCACTACAACTGGGACACTCAGGTCTCTTTTAAAGTGACCCCCAAACAAGCCTGGATGAAATTCTATGAGCAGACGCTCAGTGGTGATGCTGTCGATGGGTACCCCGGGTGTCCTGGCATTGGCCCCAAACGCGGGGGCAAGATTGTCCAAGAGGCTTATGAGGGATCGAGAAAGCCACATCAGAGTGTTTGGCAAGCAATTGTGGGAGCCTATGAGAAAGCGGGGAAGACTGAAGAAGACGCTCTGGCACAAGCCCGGTGCGCGTACATTTTAAGGACACAGAAAGATTTGAAGGATGGGGAGGCGAGATTATGGACACCACGATGACGATCCAAAATGATCTCAGTGATCTACATAATGCGAAATGTATGAGATGTGGTTGGGCGCGAAGGGACCATAAAGATCGTTATTGTCCGAGAAATGTTTTTGATGGACGTATTCTGCACTCTCTCGTTGATACATTCATTGCATATTCTGGACCACCAGAATCACCAATTGAAGAACTCGATGAATTCTCCCGTCCCGCGCATTATGTGGCGGGGAGGAAGTACGAGACCTGGGACATAATCATCGATTGGGATCTCGATTACTTGTGCGGCAACGTAATCAAATACATCTCAAGATGTGGACGCAAAGGGGATAAGAAAAGTGATCTGTTGAAGGCAAAGAAGTACATTGAGAAAGCACTTGAAGGGTTAGATAATGAGGTCACCGATTGAGGATCATTTATTGGAAGTCTTAATTATAGCACTGCTTGTCCTTACCATCATTTCTATCGTTTTTGGAATCAAAGGAAGCTCATTGTGACCACCAGGGGCCGATGCCACCAAATCTTTCGGTGGCTATTGCGGACCTTCCCACCACCTACCACCACTCGATTGAGGATTGTTGCAGTCCTCCCAAAAGACTACGAAGATTGCTTAGGTGCGTGCATCTGGAATGATGCCGATGAGCCCATGATTTGGCTGAAAGACACCAGTCGAAGCGAGACCATCTCAACTCTTATCCATGAGTACGCCCATGTGCTCACTGGTCTTGATCACGAAGATGAGTTTTATCTGATGCTTGGGAAGGTCGAACGCGCCTACTGGGACTCGTTCTAGTCCACTATAGGAGAAAAATGGGAGAAATTTGATGGCTGTTGAGATCTATTCACTCCCCTACACCTCCGAAGAGCTAATCGAACACTTGGATGAGAAGTACCCCAACCGTTCGATTCAACCAAGTATGACACTTGAGCAAGCTCATCGAGAGGCAGGAAATCGGGAAGTAGTTGATTACTTAATCACGTTACGTGATTCAAAAGATGAAGACTTGTTGGAGACATAAATGTGTAGTGTTCCGAAGCAGAAAGACATCCCCCCTCTTTTGAGCCTGGGGCCACCCCCAAAATCTGCGCGGGTTAAGTTGCGGAAGAAGAAACCGACTCAGCGGAGTGGGTTGAGCATCACCCGTGAAGGTGGCTCACTTCCCGGACTAACGATTGGATCGGATTATGCAGGAAGGTAAGTGTGCGAAACGGTACGCAGCACTAGCGAAAAAGCGGACATTCTACCTCGATGAAGCGGAGCATAGTGCCAAGCTCACCATCCCTTCAATGTTCCCACCCAATCGTACTGAGGAAGGTTCAACGCCACACTTCCCTCAAGATATCCCATCACCTTGGCAAAACTTTGGTGCTTTTGCAGTGGAGTCACTGGCAGCGAAGTACCTCATCAGTTCATTTCCACCGAATCAAGCATGGTTCAGATACGAGGTAACAGAGAAGAGTCTTGACGAAGCACGGGCGGCGGGAGCCGATGAAGAAGATGTTAAGCAGTTGCGGGCTGAAATTCAAAAAGCCTTGGCATCAAGGGAACGAACAGTCATCAAGTTCTTTGATCGGGAGAACTTCAGAATTGCCATGGCTGAATCTTTCAGGCATTTGGTGGTGGCGGGTAATGTACTTCTTAATATTCCCGCTAACGGTGATGGTGCTAGAGTTTTTCATCTGAGTCGGTATGTGGTCAGACGCGGGCCAATGGGTCGAGTTCTCGAGCTAGTGGTGAAGGAAAGTTTCTCGTTTGATGGTCTCCCCAAACATGTTCGGGAGTTGGCCCCGTACCCGCCCGAGAGCATTGAACAACATAAAGATGAAGATGTTCCGGTCTACACTCACGCTCACCTTGATGTGGACACTAAGCAATTCCATATCTACCAAGAGGCATTTGGGCAGCCCATTCCAGGCAGTGAAGGCACTGTACCAGAGGACAAGACTCCATGGATTCCCCTGCGATTCTACACTGTCGAAGGTGAATCCTATGGACGCTCGTTTGTGGAACTTTACCGAGGTTCGCTCAACTCACTTGAAGTGCTTCGACGCGCCATTGTAGAAGCGAGTGCGAGTGCGGCCAGAACACTCTTCATGGTCAGGCCCAACGGGTCAACAAAGATTCGGCATCTAGCCTCTGCGCCTAATGGGGGATTCGTTGGGGGCAGTGCGGATGATGTGAGTGTTCTTCGGATGGACAAGAGTGCTGATTTGAATGTTGCCATGAACGCGGCTGAAGTCCTTGTTAAAGAATTGTCCTATGCGTTTACTCTTCAGACTGCGATTCAACGCTCTGGAGAAAGGGTCACTTCGACCGAAGTGAGATTGCTGGCTCAAGAGCTTGAGAGTACCCAGGGGGCCATTTGGTCTGTGTTGGCGAAGGAAATGCAACTGCCCGTTGTGAAGCGAATTGAGTCCATTCTGGAGAGAAAGGGTGAGATCACTTCTGTGCCTAAAGGTGTTGTGGAGCCGACAGTGGTCACTGGACTGCAAGCGATTGGACGCAATGCGGACTTGAACAAGCTGAGAGAACTCACAGCCGACTTCGGTAACGCAGCCCAGGTGATGCCTGAGATTGTTCAGTACCTGAATGCCTCAGTAGTGGCTGAGAAGATTATCCTTGGACACTCAGTGCCCTCGGATGGGTTGCTCAAGTCACCTGAAGAGGTGCAGGAAGAACAACAAGCAGCACAACAAGCCCAGATGCAACAACAACTGATGGAAGAGGCAAGTAAGGCTGCGCCTGGAGTAATCCAAGATCAAGTGCAAGGGATGCCCGAGCAATGAAAAAGCGCAACTACAAGAAGGAATACGCGAATTACCACTCCAAACCAGAGCAGAAAAAGAATCGGGCTTCCCGTAATGCTGCCCGAGCCAAGATGGTGAAGGCTGGAGTGGCGCAAAAGGGTGATGGGAAAGATGTGGATCATCGGGATCGAAACGCTAAAAACAATCGGTTCAGCAATTTGAGGATTGTATCGAAGTCCTCTAATCGAAGCCGAAACAAGTAAGGGAGGTATTGATGACTGCGCGTCGAAAGAAAGCTAAAGCAGTTGAAGAGACTGTGGAAGACGAACCCCTTGAGGCTCGTATTGCCCGCAAGGAAGCGGAGTACCGAGCCCAAAAGAAGAAGGAGGACGGTAGAACCGGAGACCCTTTGATTCTAAAGGAAGATCCCAACATTGGTGAATTCTTCCGTGTAGATGTCAAAGAGATGATCCGACAGAGAAGAAAACTTTAGGAGAGATAAGATGAGTACAGAGGGCGAAGAAGTAGCAGTGGTGAGCATTCCCATGGAAAGTGATCCAGAGGAAGCCACCGAAACAAACGAAACACAACAGGCTCAGGGAGTTGAGCCCACAACCGAAGAACCTGTTGACAACTCAGATTCAAACGAGTCTTTGGAAATCGAAGAAGCAGCAAAGAATGTCCTGGAACAAGCTGGGATTGACATGTCTGCATTGACCGAAGAGGTCAACACCAATGGTGAACTATCGTCCGATAGCTTTGAACTGCTGGAGAAAGCAGGATTTCCAAAAGATCTTGTAAATAATTACATTGCTGGAATTCAAGCGTTGAATGCACAGTCCGAGCAGTTTATGTCGAAAACTGTGTATGAGGCTGCAGGTAGTCAAGAGCAGTACCACAACATGACGAAGTGGGCTGCGGGAAACATGACCCAACAGCAAATCGATGCTTTTAATTCAGCGATCAACTCTGGTTCAGAGGGTCAAGCGACCTTGGCTGTAGCCGGGTTGAGAGCACAATTCAATGCTGCGAATGGCAATGAAGGAGCAACGGTACAAGGGTTGTCCGGTTCCGCGCCATCCGTAGATTTCTATGAGAACAAAGCCGCAATGGTTGAAGATCTCATGTCTAATAAATACATGGAATCACCTAGCTACCGTAGTATGATCGATCAGAAAATTGCTCGATCGATCGAACGGCATGGAGGGTCGATTCCGACTTAGGAGTAATAAATGTCAGATGTGACCCTATCTCAGGTATCTGGTCAAGGCATAGGTGGTGGAGACACTACTTGGGCCAATCGTCGAAACATATTCCTGGAACAGTTTTCAGGATTGGTGTTGGGGCATTTCAATGCCGCCAATGTAACAATGAACCGGCACACAGTGCGTAATATCTCATCGGGTAAAAGTGCCCAGTTCCCCGTCACGGGAATTGTGGACTCGTACTTTCACACACCGGGTGCGGAATTGACGTTCGATAATCCGCAGACTGCTGCTAAGACAATTGTGATTCAGCAATTGCTTGTTGCATCTGTCTTTCAGGATATCCTTGATGATGCCATGTCTCATTTCGAGACAAAGAACGAGTACGCGAAGCAATGCGCCGAAGCTCTCGCTGGACAGATGGATCAGAATGTTCTGACTGCGTTCTCAAAGGCGGCTCGTAGTGCGACGAACCTGTCCAGTGATAACGCTGGTGGTGAAGGTGAAATCGTAACAGGAGCGGCGGCTGGGGACATTAACACATCAGCGGAACTAATTGATGCGCTGTTCGTCGCTGCTCGCCTGCTCGATGAGAAGAACATTCCAGATGCAGGGCGACAAGTATTTGTTGCTCCTTTGCAGTGGTACCTCCTCATCAATGATGACAATACATCGAAGATAGCAGCACACCTTGATCGAACCATGGGTGGTGAAGGTTCCCGTTCTGGAAACATCATGCCCCGAATTGCTGGTATGGAAATCGTCAAGACCAATCACATGCCTCAAGGTCAGGGATCGTCTGGTGTAATCAATAACTCCGCTGGTGAGTTTGAGAACCTAGACGGTGACTACAGTGACGTTATTGCTTTGGTCAATGTCCCGGCTGCGGTGGGTACCGTGAAACTGTTGGATCTCAAAACAGAGTCGCAGTACGATTTGAGACGCCAAGGTGATATCTATCTAGCCAAAATGGCGGCTGGCACGGATGTACTCAGGCCAGAGTGCTCTATCGAAGTGTCAAATGTCGGAGCATCGGGTGGTGATCTCGATACTGATATGACTTCTGGTGGTGCAGTGAATTACGTTTCGGGTGCTGACGTTTCTGTCCCGTCTCCGTAATCGTAACTCTTAGTAACATTAAAGGCCCCTTAGCTTCGGCTAGGGGGCCTTTTTTTGGGGCCTGTTCTATATGGATGATGTCAACACTTGGCCGCGCCCGAGCTTCGTGGAGTACATGAAGGACGTTGAAGGCAAAGTACTTTCTCCTCAGTCGAAACGTCATATGGTCTACTGTGATCTAAATGGAAAGACAAGTGGCGAATGCACGATGGAAATCGATGGTGAAGTGAAAGAAGGCTACTGGACAGTTGGTTACGGTCACAACCTTGGCAAAGGCTCCAAGGCTAAGAATAAATTCATAAAGATCAATGGTGAGATGGTTGATGTCAGTAAAGGCATCACATCTGAGCAAGCGGATTGGCTTTTAAAAAAAGACATCATTGCCAAGACCAAGATCACTGCGAAGAATATTGAAGACAAGTACCCCGGAAAGTGGGACTCTTGGCCTACTGCCAAAAGAGAGGCAATGATCGACTACACGTTCAATCTCGGCAAGAACGTGACAACTGCCTTTAAGAATTTGACTCAAGGAATGGTGGATGATGATCCCATCAAAATTGCCGGGGAGTTTCAACGGTACACCAATGTGGTCAGGGATTCAGATGGCAATATTACTTCCAAGAAACCCCTAGGTCGCAACAAGAAGTGGTGGAAGCAGTTTGGCGAGTCTTTGACTGGTATTCCTTATGAGGATACTGATGCGATTCAAAGTGAAGTCCAGTGGATGAAGTCACAAGGAATGGACACCGGACTTTGGGCAGTGGCACAACCTCGCCCTGGTGGTCTTTGGGATGTTGAAACTGATGACGAATTCAAACTGGCTATGAGAAAATAAAATGACTGAAGTGATCGGACGCACCACCCGGTTGGAAGCAATCAATACGATGCTCCGCAATATCGGTGAACGTCAGGTGGCGACCCTAGTGGACTCTACCCGAGGTGATGTTGCTGCGGCTGTGTCAGAGTTGAATGCGATTAGCCGAGCAGTTCAGGGCGAAGGCTGGCACTGGAACTACGAGAAACAAGAACTTTCTCCTGGAACGGATAAGAAGATCTCAGTGCCCTCCAATGCTCTCTATGCTGGTGTGGTGGGCCAAGCGGGCTACCGGGATGAAGTGGTTCTGCGCGGCGATTACTTTTACAACAAGACCGACAACACCTATCTCTTCACTGATGACATCGAGGTGGAGATGGTTCTCCAGGTGAGTTTTGAAGAACTCCCAGAGGAAGCTCGACAGTACATCATGATTCGAGCAGCAAGGGTGTTGGCACAGAACCGTGTAGGTGATCAAACAATCATTCAGTTCTCTGCGGCTGATGAGCAAATGGCCCGAGTCCAACTTGAAACAAGAGAGATGGAATCGGGTGATTACCATGTCTTCCAAGAATACAACCTCTCGAGGCTTCATAACCCATGGCTCCGTTAGTTTCCCAAGATGTGGATTCTTTGATCGGGGGAGTTTCGCAGCAACCTGTTGAGATTCGTAAGGACTCCCAGCTTGAGAAAGCGGATAATGTTGAATTTGATCCTGCGGTGGGACTCGCAAAGAGACCCGCTACTGAGTTGGTAGGGACTCTAAATCAAGCAACTCAGACTACTGTCAACTACCACAACTTCGATGGTGGTGTAGGGCACCGGCATGTGATTCGGGTGACTTCAGGAGCCAATGATGCCGATTCAACCATTACCACTATCAATCTACAGACAGGTGTTGCAACAGATTTGGTTCTGACTACGCCACAACAAGAATATCTCAAGGGAGCCAATCGGTTCTCATTCTTGTCGATAGGGGACACTACCTATGTGGCGAATGACAACCTGTCAACGAAGATCACCGAGAAGGCTGCGCCGGAATCTGCGGAAGCATTGAAGACTTTGTTTTGGTTTCGGCAACCGAAGTTGAATGCTACGAGAGATGGTTATGAATCAATTAAAATCCAATCAAAGAACGAGGAGGGAGTAATTCAAACTATAGTTGTGACGGGCATAGAAGCTATAGGTGGTACCACTCTTCAGAGTTCGTCTATACATAAGCAACTAGCGTTTAATTGTTTTTACGGATTAACTGGATTTGATATTAAGTCATCCACATTTTTATCATCAGATAGATACGTTGTTACGGGGGACTTGGTGTCAGCAACAGTTGATGAGGTAGATATTGACTGGTACACAGGGTTCTATGAAGAATGTGAGGCCCTGAGAGCGTATATAACCGCAAATGATGCGATTAACGCTGACGCATTAGGTTCATCTGACCATAACTACCCAGTATCTGGAACTTTTAACTATTCCGATTGGAGTGACTTCCCTAGTGTAGCTACTAGGTATTCTCCTTCTTTGTACTCCCCATGGACTTGGGAACTTCTAGGAAGTGATCCTACAACATCGGCTGCTGGTGGCGATAGTGAAGAACTTGTATGCGAACCAATCGTTGTAGGTACTTACGATCCTACAAATATCGCAGCCCAATCTCCCTATAACTTAACCCAAAAGTACTGGGAAGCCGCAGATGGGCACTCAGAAAACGTCTCGATCTTCTCCAATGAGACGGGACCTCTCCTGGAAGACCTTCCTCCTATTGCTCCTGACGGTTTCCGAACGAGGATTACTACCGATTCCAATGCAGATGCCGATAGTTACTGGCTGAAGTTTGAACAAGATGATGGGACATGGATCGAAGATAGAAAGTTAGGAGAATCTATAGGTGTAGAACCAACAACGATGCCGCACAAGTTGGTCTATGAGTATGATGAATTGACTGAGGAGTGGGTGTTTACATTCAGCACTGAGACTTGGGCTGATCGAACGGTAGGTGAGTCTAGCACTCACTTGAAGCCTTCCTTTATTGGCAAAAACATCACAGACATGATTCTTTATCAAGACCGTCTGGTGTTTGCTACCGAGACTAACCTTGTGTTCAGTGAGGCGCGAGAACCCACAAACTTCTGGCGCACTAGCATGGTAAACGTCTTGGACTCAGATCGGATTGATATTGAAGTTTCAACCACTTCACCGGGAACGGGTACGATTCTTTCTCTGCATGATTCCCCTCTCGGCCTCTTAGCGTTCACTGATTCGGCCCAGTACATCATTACCAGTGGGGACAATCCTTTCACGGGGGCCAATCTAGTCACACATCTGATGTCTATGCATCCAGTGTCGAGTGGTGTAAAGCCTATCTATGCGAATGATCGAATCTATTGGCCCACCACCAAAGATGGCTACACAAAACTTTGGGAGTACAACCTTACCCAGAGTAAGGGTGAGGCTGTGGATGTCACCGGGCACTGCCCCACGTATATGTCTGGGGCTGCGCCTACATCCATTGCAAGTGATGAACTGGAAAATACAATCTACCTTACGATTGAAGGTAAGGTCTATGTTTACAGGTATCTCCAAGGGCCTGAGCAAAGGCTTCAGGCCGCATGGAGTCGATGGGTGCCTGCGGTATCGGGCATAATTTCAGACTCTCAACACATCGCAGTCTTCGATGATTTCACATATTCGGTGGCTAAAACTGAAGTGTGGAAGTACCTAACAAACAAATCTGCTGATACTCCTGGGTGGAGGATTCATCTAGATCGTCGCGAGACCTTAACGCTTAGTAGCTACCATGCGGCATCTGATACGAATACCTTCACGGGCTTGAATGGGTACGCCAGCACTCTCGCTGTGAATGCGGACACGGGCGAGGTCTATGGCACGCTTACAACCGGAGCAAGCCCTGCGATATCTGGAGTGGGAGACCTGACGGGGAAAACCATTATTTCAGGTATTCCCTACACAGCCGATATCGAACTCAGTCAGTTTGTCTACAAGCCTAGTGCATCGATGTACCGAACTAGTGTCACTCCCGTGCTGGGAGGGCGCACTCAATTGAAGACTGTTTCTATCAATTATGTGAGTAGTGGACCCTTTGAAGTCCTTTGTGACATTGGTTCTGAGGTAGAGATTACTAAGCACGAAGAAACGAACATGGAAGTAGGGATGACGATTGGTGACGGGGTAATGCCCGCAGTAGGCACTGGAGAGTTTATGACTGATGTGGGAGGACGAAGCACCGAGACATCTATCTCGATCAAGTCTGATTCCACTCAGCCACTAGTGATCTCTACGTTGCGCTATGAAGTCATGTTCCACCGGAGAGGGGCGTATAGGTGAATGTTTATGTGGATGCCTCAACCTTAAAAGACGCGAAGTTCCTTTCCCTGCACATGCGGGACCTTGATTGCCGGGAGGTGGATCTCGCAGGGAACAGTCCGCTTGAAGCATTAACAAAAGGATTAGAACTGAGCGATGAGTGCTTGACGGCATTTATTGATGATGTTCCGATTGCGATGTTTGGAGTGGTTCCTTTTGAATCGGGTGGAGCCCCTTGGCTTCTTTGCACTGATCGGATTTCAGAGGTCTCGAGAAGGGTGCTTCGGGATGGGAGACGCTGGGTAGATGACCAGCATCAGAAGTATGGCTACCTGACAAATGTAGTCTACTCAAAGCATGATGAAGCATTACGATTTATTGAATTCATGAAGTTTGACTTGACCAAACTAGTGGAAGTTAATGGTCATGATTTCATTCAGTTTGAGAGGTAGATATGTGTACCCCTTTAGCACTTGGGTTGATTACTGGAACTGCAACGGTGCTTAGCACGGCAACTGCAATTACCGCTGCGGCTCAACAAGCGAACGCACAAAAAGAGGCTAATCAACGCGCAGCCGAGCAAGCCGCAGCACAAGCCACACAAAAGAACTATCAAGCCAACATTGCGGCTCAGCAAGAAGCGGCTATCGAAACAAGAGAACGGTTCAACATCCGTAAGGCCGAGCAGGAAACCTTGGGCTCTAATATAGCCGAAGCGTCTGCATCGGGGCTTAGGGGTGGCTATCTCCAGGATGTCTCTCAGGCTATCCAACTGGACGCACGGGAGCAGGAAGCAGGGCTTACAGTACAAAGGATGTTCTTTGAGTCAGCGAGGAGACAGGGAGGTGCTGTCACGGAGATGCAGCGAGCCAACATGGTTGACAACCTTCCCTCTTATGACAACACAGGGCTCACGATCACTCAAGGGATCTTGGGAGGTCTCTCGACTGGGTTGAATGTATACAGTGCTGGGGCAGATAGTGGTTTCTTTGATAAGAAAAAACCAAAAACGCCGGCAATGAGCGTTTCACAAGCGTCTTCCCAGTATGCAAGCTTAGGTTGGGATTATTAATATGGCTATCGAAAAGAACCTAGAGCAACCCCGCAGACCTTTGCAGCGCACCTTTAATGTGGGTGGGAGTGGCAATACGATGGTAGGAATGCCTCGTATTCAGGACACCAACATTGGTCGCGTGGGGACTGACTTTGGCGTTGCGGTTTCCAATGTCCTTAACGTAATTGCTCAGAAGCGCCCAGAGAATATCCAGAAGGGAAGAGAGCTTCGGGCACTTGATCCTGACCTAACTGATGCTGAAATCTTTGAAAAGCATGGGATCTCTAGGATGTTCTCCAACCAATACCTGGAGGGCATGCATGAGCAACAGGCTGTCGATAGCTTTAGTCGAGGAGTCAATCAAGCGGCTGAACGATTAGATGAGGTTGCGGTTGCGGACCCTAGTCTAAGTCCCGTTGATTTATCCGAGTACGATTCGGATATGTGGATGCAGAGTACTGAAGGGCTACCTGACGAAGTACGTGCAAATGTCCTCATCCGAGCGGCTGAAACCCGAGCAACTCGCGTAGCGAATTCAATGGTTGTTCAGAAGAATAAGCGGATCTTTGATGTGGGTCGCCAGTACTCTGAGGGGCTGGAAACACTCGATGATACTGATACGGGAGATAATGACGTTAATCGGTGGTTGGATTGGAATTCTGGGTTTCGTAAAGAGTTTGTGCCTAAAGGTTCAATGTCTGAACGGGAATACCTCGAAGCCATTTACCCAGCAATTGATGCCAAACTTCAAGACCCGGACCTAACTGATGCGGATTCAGAGAACCTAGAAGCACTCATTAAGCAAGCATTCAAGTCCCATCACGGTTATGAATCAGAATTGTTGAAGAAGTTGAGGAGTAATGACGAAACACGGGAGCGTTGGAGGGAAGATGAAGCGGCGGATGAAAAGAGGGAGGAAGCGGATGCAGTGTGGAAGGATGCTATGGATAGTTTTGAACAGGGGGAAGAGCTTACACCCCAGCAACAGTCCGGTCTAGCTAGACACCGCCTAGCTGCCCCATTTGTTCAAGCAACAAATGCCTTAGTTGTTCTCAACGCTAGGTCGCCTAGTGAACATAATATGTTGGTTGCAGAGATTGCTTCTGGGGCAGTGACTTATGATCCTTCACTACTAATAAAGTCCACTCCAGCGCAAGGTAAAGAACTCCGACAGGCGCGTGACGCAGGTGAGGAAGAAAGGTCTAACTCTGTGTACAGTCTTTGGGGAAACAGTCTAATCCAAAAAATTGCACCAGTTGTAGGTGCGGACTTAGACCATAGTGAAACCCCATCCTCTAGGGCCCCGCGTAATCCTCGTTTAGGTATACCAACATTATACCAACCAAGCACACCCGGTGGACCGAGTACTTTTAGCGTGGATTTTGGCAACCAACAGTATGCGTTTCGTTCAACCATCGAGGGTGCTGCTACTGACCGCTGGACTCAATTGAGTAATTCCGCAAGGCATCAATTGTTGGTTTCTCATCGAGCAGACATGATTACTGAGTACTTGAGGTGGAATGCCTCTGAAACTCGTAGTTCTGCTGAGCAAATTGCTAAGCGAGAGTCGCTTCTGGATGCATACACAAAGAGCTTTTCAGAGAAGGTGGATAGCTTAACTCTTGCACCGACTGTGGACTCTCCTGTGGTTGAAACTGCTATGGGGACGGCACCTCAAATAGCTTGGGACGAAGCGGCTAATTCAGTGGGGAGTGTTCTTGGGGTAGTTGTGGGGACTCCGTTTGAGGCTTTCGGAGATCATGTCATGGCACCTCTGATGGAGTGGGGACTTGAGTCGCCAATACAAAGTCCAGGGGCGTTTCCTGGTCATAGAATCCGTTTTGATCTCGATCCACATCCTCTACTGCGTGAACCATCACTACAAGAAACAATGCAGACCAAAGTCAAAGAATTCCAAGACACCTTCAAAGCTATAACATCCGAACGGTTTGAACGAGGACGGGAAGCGGCCCGAGGGTTTAGTGTGGTTAAGGGTCCAGGCGAGCATCCTTTTCCCGGTTCTCTTGAACGTGGTAGGACAATTGCGCGTGGGTTGGGGGTTACTGCAACTCCTTCAGTAGACATTTCAGGTATACGTTCTGATCTAGCGATGATCAAAGGTTTAGAACTAAGCCCGAAAGGTCGAAAAGTCCAAAGTCAGATGATTGAGATGAGTCATCAGTTACGGGACAAAATTCTGAAAGAAGTCAAGCCTGACCTTGAGTTGTTGAAAGAGTGGGATAGGCAAGCAGTTAGGGACTATGAAGGACGCGCCCGTGCGCAAGAGGTTGCAAGAGGACTAGAGCTAGCGGAGGCTCCAGAACTACCTGAGATTCCCGATGCATTTCCTCACGGTAGCCCCATGGATAGGTTGTGGAGGGCCACTCCCGAGTTTCAGCAAAGGGTGCGTTCATCAGAGACGCGGAAGAAAACAAAAGAAGCGATTAAGAAGGGGCTGGAGAAAACAAAAGAAACGATTAAGAAGGGGCAGGTAGGTACGCGAAAGGTTGTGAGTGGGATAAGTATTGATAAGAGTGTCCCACCTCTCATCACCCCTGAATTGATTGCGGTAGGAGAACACTTGCAAGGTCGCCTAGAAGACACCCGAGAAAACCTCCAAGGCTTGAGTGTTCAGAAGGTGGATAGGAATGCTTTAGAGGCTCAGCTTGAGGCAGACATCAAGGACTACGAAGTGTTTAAAAGAGAAGTAGAAAAACTTAGAGATCGCATTGAAGTATCGGTGGATGAAACACTTAGGCTACAGGGGGGGAGTAAGTTCCAGATACCCACTATTCCAGGGTCCTTAAAGCGTGCGCGTAGCCGGGCGCGAGAGTTGGAAGTCACTACTACCCCAGATCAAATCCTTTCCTTGATCCTTACTACTGCTGAGTTGTCTCCTGGCGCGAAAGCAATGAACAAAGATCTTGAAGAGAGAACAGGACAATAAATATGAATCCGCTTGATGATTTGGATGCAGAGCAAAGAGCTGAATTTGAACGCATCCGAAGAGAACGGATGAGAATCAACGAAGAGATTCGTAAGCAAACGCGGGAGTCTGCGGGTTCCCTTACCAAGCGTGCCGAGGGCACCCCCCGTCCTCCTGGTGCCTCTCCCTCGCCGGTTGAGTCTGACGAAGGGGGTGTCCTCGACACCTTGGGCGATGTGGGTACACAAACGGTTGCTGGCGCGATGGATGGCATCGATGCAATGCTCCAGCTTCCATTTGATTTGGTGGGGTCTGATGTTGAAGTAGATCTTCTCAAAAACATTGCTCCGAGTGAGAACGTCTCTGGGCAGTTGGCGAGAGGCATCGGCCAATTTGGTGTAGGGATGATCCCAGGAGTCTCGGTGGTGAGAACCTTGGGTTATGCCACCAAGGGACTCAAAGCGGCTCAAGCGGCTCGCTCCGCTGTGGCGGGCTCCACTTGGAAGACGGCATTAGTCAAAGGTTCTACTGCGGGTGCGGTGGCCGACTTTGTAGCCTTCGATGGTAACGAGCAAAGACTCACTGACATGATGGAGGATCTCAGCCCTGAGTACCCTTGGCTTGAGTCGGTGACCTGGGACTACCTCATATCAGACGAAGACGATAGTGCCGCCGAGGGACGATTCAAGAACGCAGTAGAGGGTCTCATGATTGGTGGCCCCATTGATGTGGTCTTCTCATCATTCATGCGTGCAGCAAGGAACCTCAAGACTTCTAAAGCACGCACCCGGATCGATGAGTTTGGTAAGAGGGTTGGTCAGTACAACTCAGAGGTCTTGAGTGCTTCCAATACTCTCAACGAACTCCGAACGCTCCGGGGAGCTATTGAAGGTGTCCCCAACTTCTCCAAGGCTGAGTTGGACAGTGCGGCCTACCAGATGGAGGAAGGGGAGACACTTGAGGAAGCGTTGGCTCGATTGTTCCCGAACTCAGGGACTGCTTTGGCGCGTCTTAAAGAGATCAACCCTGAAGTAGCTCAGATTGTTGAAGGGGATTCTGAGACTGTTTCGGGAGTCCTCCAGAATCTGACTGATATGGAAGATCTCTACCAGAACAACCTCAATGAAAGTCTGGATGGTTGGTTAAAGGCCCGTACCTCTCCCGATTCAATCGATATGCCACTAGACGATTGGAATAGGATGCAAGCGGAGTTCCCTGAAGGTCTTCTAGATGAAAGGGCTCAAGAGCTTATTGAGAGATGGGACAAGACTCCTCAGAGCGCAAAGGAGGCGATGAGGGAGATTGATGAGCTTCGCCGGGGTGGAGAAGACCTCAAACGAGACGCGAAGCTCAAAGAGAGAGTGAGTGTCTTTGACTACCTGAGTGGCAAGCAGCATCTAAAAGGCACCAAAGATGCCACTCGACTCAGGAAAGCTATTCTCGAGAACGATTCAGTATCACTAGCACGAATCGCTACGGAAGCTGGAGAAGTTCTTGAGATTAAACTTCCTGAAGAAGGGGAGTCTCTTGAAGACTTCATGAAGTCGGTTTATGTCGCCACAAAAGGCGATGAAGGTGCCCAGAAGACTGGGGGGCGCACCGCAGGGAAGCCTAAGAAGAATATTGTAACTGAGGCTCAAGCAGACAAACTTGTTGAGGACTTCCTCACAGGGCTTCATGTTGAAGGGGCGAATCGTAAAGGGGTAGAGGATCTAGTCAGGGCTATTCAGGGAGGGAAAGATATCAATCTAACAACCCTTCCCGAAACCCTGGTTGCTATGCGTAACTTGCTTACGTCAGCGCAAGCCACATTGCTCCAGCGAGCCGGGGCAGTAGCCGATGTAGGTACTGGGACTCTCTTGGATCAAGCAGAGTTTGATCAATTGTATCGGTTCACTCTCAACCTCCAAGATGCCTTGAGCGGGAACATCACGAAGGTGGCTCAATCCCTCCAAGCTCTCAACATTCACTCTACAGGGAAAGCTACGGATGAGTGGTTTCGGAATGTACGAGATGTGGCTGGGGAGGTCACTGACAAGAACCGCTCTCAGATTGCCAGGATGCTTTTCTCTGCTGACTCTGCGGTGGAACTTAGTGACCTAGTCCGCAAGACTGGGACGAAAGGTCCGGTGGATCATGTTGTGGAGTACTTCCTCAACTCGATTCTATCGGGTATCCACACTTGGATGATTCAGCCTATTTCTGGCGCAGCCATGACTATCTATATGCCAATGGAGAGATTGGCAGGTTCCGCCTTGCGCTTAGACGCAAAGGGTGTGCGGGCTGAGATGGCAGGCTTTAAATCATTGATGGATTCGTTTCGAGGGATGATTAAAAGTGTCGCTAAAGGCTCAAAACTCCCTGAAGGTCAAAAAGTAGTACATGGCACAGACATCTGGGAGAATACGAAGAAGACTTTACTGTCTGGTGAGGGCACATTGGATGCCCGGACATCCTTTGATGAGATCACTCATGCATGGTCTTCGCAGAACTGGGGTCTTCAAGCAGGAACTACCGGGGCGAGGATGGCAGACCTTCTAGGGAACTTTATCCGATTCCCTGGACGCATCATTGCCACCCTGGATGAAGTGGCTAAAGGCTTCAATTACAACCTCAAGCTATCTCGAGATGCTTATGAAGAAGGTATAGCCTTAGATGTCGATGACCTTGGAGCCCATGTTAAAGAGTACATGGATAAAGCAGTCACATGGGAAAATATCCTTGATGCTGATGAGCGAGCGATGTTCCGTACTCACCATGATCGAGCTATCGAGTATGCACGAAGGGCTACCTTCCAGGAGGATTTGAAGGGATTCGGAACTCAAATACAGAACATGACCAGTGCCCACCCAGGGATGAAGTTGATCCTTCCTTTTGTGAGGACACCTACCAACATTCTGAAGTTCGTGGGACACCGCACCCCAATGCTCCAAAGACTCTTCAAAGAACAACGAGAGATCCTCAACGGCACTGATGAAGCCGCTAAACAAGCAGTGAGAGATCGTATGCACTTTTCTACGGCTGTTTGGGGTTCGTCTATGGTGCTTGCATCCCAAGGGTTTATAACTGGGGGTGGCCCTGCGAGTAGGGATGAACGACAAGCATGGTTTGATGCGGGATGGCAACCTTACTCGATCTGGGTGGGCACCAATGCGGATGGCAGTAACCGATGGTGGAGTTTCCAAAAGGGTGACCCACTTGGAATGTTCTTGGGGATGTCTGGAGATATGGCGCATATCTTCACTGACAGTCAAGATGAAGATCTTAATTCTGAGATTGGATTTGCTGCGGTGTCTGCTTTGGCTGAGAACCTCAAGAGTCGAAGTTACTTCCTAGGCCTCTCACAGTTCATGACGGCAATGGAGAACCCTAAGAGGTTCTTTGGTAGCTATGGAGAACGGCAACTGTCCAATATTGTCCCGAACTTCTTTGCCCAGATGAGACGATTTGGCCCAGCGGTTAGGGATGAAAGTATGCGGGAAGTGGATGGGTACGTTCAAAGTATGATGAATCGTGTCCCTGGTACTTCTGAGATGTTGACTCCGAAGTACAACATTTATGGAGATATTCAGAAGTATCCCATGGGTGCTGGTTTTCCAATGATTAATCCCTTCTATGTACGTGAGAATGGGATCACACCCTCAATGCTCCTTAAACTCCGCAAGAATGAACTGGATATTGAGTCAGTGAGTCCAGAAGCACGGGTTGCTTTGGCTGCGGTTCAGATCGGGTTTGCGTATGACATGACTCGATATGACAAGATTTCTGGAGTGGAACTCACTCAGAAGCAGAAGGAACGGTACATCCAACTCAGTGCAGTGGGACTCAAGGAGAAGTTGACTAGGTTGGTGAGTAGTACAACCTGGAGACACCTCACTGATCCGCAGTCTGGGGATGAACGTGAGAGTGGGAAGTACCGGGCATTTAGTGCAGAAATTAACGAATCCAAGCGAAGGGGTGCGCGGGCACTTTTGCGAGAGGATCGTGCGTTAGCGGCATCTGTTCATGCCGAAAAGAGACGAAAGAAAGCACTTCGTTATAACACTACAGACTCCGCTTTGGCACAACTGAGGTAGAAATGGCAACCACTGAGAAACTTTATGACGGGGATGAAACCCCGTTCACCATCACCTTTCAGTACATTGAAGACTCTGATATTCAGGTACAACTGAATACTGTGATTCAAACCATCAACACTCACTACACAATTGTAGGTGGAGTAGTGGTATTTGATGGCAGCATCTCGCTGAGTGGTACGGATAAGATCGTGATCACGCGAGTGACTGGTGAAGATCCAAAAGTAGCCTGGACTGATGCTGTAAAGATCCTGCCTAGTGACTTAGACAAAACACTTAAGCAACCACTGTACACCGTCCACGAACTGAAGAGTTCTACCGATACCAATACCACCAGCATCGCTACCAATACCGCCAACATTGCCACTCAGACGGGAAAGGTTCTTCAAGACTCTCCAGCGGTAACGTCTATTATCTTTGAGCATTTGAACATGGGGGCTTATGCAACTCCCACTAACACCGATGATGTCCTACTCAATGATTCAGGTGGGACACTGGAGTATGGTGATTACGTTCAACTTCCGAAACCCACCGTTCCCACTGCAATATATGGGAGTGACTGGGATGTTTCTTCGGCTGTGGATAATTTGAGATTTGGGTGTTTGCGAACTGGTACATACCGAATTTCATTTGATGTGCTGTACGTTGATATGCCTACTGCTAATACAACCTTGAGTATAGAGCTATGGGATTCTGCTGGAAGTACTCTCCATCTTGAGCAGAAATTCGTGAACATGCACCACTCGACTGCAACAGCAAACCCCGAGCACTTTCGCACATTCACCACACAGTCTGGTAGTACTTACATCACAGGAACCGCTGGCGATTCAACTTCACGCTTACTTATCTGGTATGCGCCTCTGCGAAAAGGATTTGGTGAAATTCCTCCTGGGGGTAGTACTACCCTAGATTCCAGCTTGACTCCTGCTGATGATATGTCTTTCGTTATGAAGATCAATTTCTGGAGAGTGCTATGAGTGAACTCCTAGGTCCCCAGGTAATGCAAACATTCCTGGCGTTCTTAGGGGGAATATTGGTGACATTTGGTGGGACCTTTGTGCGAGTACTCACCCGAATGGCTCGCGTAGAAGAGCGCATTGAGGACATAGAGGATGACCTTATGTCCATTGAAAAAGCTCTTCCTAGTGTTTGGGAAACGATTCGTTTGGTTGAGAAGAGTGTTATCCGCATTGAGGAGAGACAGATCTCATCTTCACATGCGTTGATTGATAAAATTGAAACCCTAGTAACCACATTAGAGGAAAAACATGGAATGGATTCTCAGTAACAAAGAGGGACTCTTGGGAATAGGAGTGGCACTCCTGGTGCTTATTGGGACAGTTGTGCGCCTCACGAAAACTCCTGAAGACGATAAGTTCTTCAATCGAGTCTTGAACGCAGTGGGACTTGGAAAGTTCACTGTTCAGGACCCGAAGGAGTAACCCGTGTATCTCTGGGCAGTCCTCATAGGGATCGGGGTGGTGGTCATCTTTATAGTTTTGATTCGATCACTCCAGTCCCAAGCAGCAAACGCTGCGGCTCAAGAGGTGCATAGACGTTATGCGAGGGTCAACCGTAAGAAACTCGAGAGCTACTTGGAAGTCACTCGTAATCCCCCTCCTGACGATGGGGATCTGGCTGAGCGTTTCAGGCGGCTGCGTGACTCCCACGAAACCTTTGATTCCTCCATGTCCACTGCCGAGTGACCAATTTTTAACTGAACTAGAGAACCATGAAGTCCCCGAGGCGACCCGAGTGTATTTGGGTCGTCTTCTTATTTTCTGTGAGGGGATTGAGGTGCTTAGAGAGGATTAGATGCCTGCTGCAAGTCGAGGAGAACTCAGTGAGCTTCACAACCAACTCACTGAAGTGCTTAAAGAAGAGATGACCACTGGTGAACGGACCCCAGCGATGCTCAATGTAGTGAGGCAGTTCTTGAAGGATTGTGGGATTGAGGTCAGGAGTGACCGGACTCCCACAGGAATCAAAGAACTGAAAGAGACTTTTGATGAGCATTATGTTGATGGAATGCCTGAATTCGAGAATTAGATGAATACAAGTGAAAAAGCCCGGAAGGACTTCCGCACCTTCCTATGGTTAGTTTGGAATCACTTAGGTCTCCCTGAGCCCACCCCAGTGCAATACGATATGGGACTCTTCATGAGTGATCCCAATCTGTCCCGGAAGCTCTTGATGGCATTCCGAGGTGTGGGGAAGAGCTATGTGTGTAGTGCTTATGTTCTCTGGAGGTTATATGGGAATCCTAATCTCAATATCCTGGTAGTCTCAGCCTCGAAGGATCGTTCAGACGCATTTGCACGTTTCACGAAGATGTTGATTCACGATATGCCCCTTCTGAGGGACATGAAGCCCCGTCACGGGCACGGTTTCGATTCGGTAGAGAAGTTCACAGTGGGTAATGCTGTGGTCAGTCAGTCGCCCTCAGTGAAGTCTGTGGGCCTTTATGGACAGATCACAGGTACACGCGCAGACATCATTGTGAGTGATGACTGTGAGGTTCCCAACAACTCCGAGACGATAACCCAACAAGACAAGCTCGCAGAGAGGGTCAAGGAGTTTGCGGCTATCTTGAAGCCGGATGAGCCCAACGAACCCCAGCGAGAGATAATTTATCTTGGGACTCCCCAAACTGAATCCTCACTATACACAAAACTACCTGAGAGGGGTTATGTAAGCCGTATCTGGCCTGCAAGGGTTCCCCAACCAAAGGATGTGGACAAATACGAGGGCAAGCTGGCTCCCTTGGTGTACGAGAGGATTGACACCAAAGCTCCAGGAACCCCCATCGATACTCGATTTGACCATGAAGAACTCAATGAGAGGGAAGCTGAGTACGGTCGAAGTGGGTTTAGTCTTCAATATCAACTGGACACTTCACTCTCTGATGCTGATCGGTATCCCCTCAAGTGCCGTGATTTCATTGTCATGGATATTGATAATGATGTGGCCCCGGAGAAGATCGTTTGGACAAGTGACAAGGAAAAGGCACTCAACATCCCCATGCTAGGTCTGGTGGGCGATAGGTGGTATGGGAGAGTTCCACTTCCCGATGAAGCCTTCCTACCTTACCAGGGATCAGTGATGGCAATCGACCCGTCTGGAAGGGGCGCAGATGAGACGGGTTATGTGGTTGTAAAGATGCTCAATGGGCAACTATTTCTTAGTGCCTGTGGGGGCTTTAAGGGGGGATACGATAAGAAGACCTTGGCAAAGCTCGCCAACATTGCCAAAGAGCAAAAGGTCAATCTCATTCTGATTGAGCCTAACTTCGGTGATGGGATGTTCAATGAGCTTTTCAAGCCAGTGTGTCATGCGATCTATAAGGTGACCATTGAAGACGCTCCCAGGGCTTCCACGATGAAGGAAGGCAGGATCATCGATGTTTTGGAGCCTATTCTCAATCAACATCGGTTGATCATTGATAAGTCTCTCATCGTTAAAGACGCCAAAGAAACCGATGAAAGTGACCCACACTACATCCATCGGCGTCTAGTCCACCAGTTGACCCGCTTGACCCGTCAAAGGGGAGCCCTCAAGCACGATGACCGCATCGATCCCCTTGCGATGGCTTGTGCTTATTGGGTGGATCAAATAGGGGTCAATGTTGAGGAAGCGGCGTCAGATCGCCGAGGTGAAGAGATTGAGAACCTACTCCATGACTTTATGGGGAGTGTCTTTGGAAGAGAAGAACCGTTACACAGAACTTGGCTGGATCAGTCAGGGATTAGGAGTTCATGATGAGGTTTCTGCTAGTAGTGCTTTTAGTGTTGTTTGCAGGAGGAGCATCCGCACAACACACCAGGGTTGAAGGGGGAGATGGGATCACCGTCTCAGGCACTCCGATGAATCCAATTATCAGTACAACTGCTGATGACCTCGTAATCAAAGAAGAAGGGACTGCCCTGGGAGATGGGGTTCCTGCGACCTCTATTGATTTCGTGGGAACTGGGGTGACTGCTGTAGCCGATGCGAGTAACAAAAATGAATTGACGGTGACCTTTACGGGCGGGAGTGGGTCTGGGGGGACGAATGATACTCCCAGCAACTCTGGAAGTTCTAATGGAGAGACTACTGTAAATGACGCAACAAATGACTTCTCCATTGGTGGCACTGGGAATGTGTCGGGTACTGAGTTCTTCTTCGATACGTCCGAAGGAACACTTCATCTGAACCACCCTGGAGCGAAGGTGATTGTTGAGCCTCACGCGGACAATGGGTCAGCGATGGTGCTTAGCGAGGGGACCAATGATGGCAGTGAGACGTACACGCTCAAGGTGGATGACGGTGGACTTGCCGACAACTACACATGCACAATCGGGTCTGATGGCACTTGGAGTGGGACTGGTTGCCCAACAAGCCCAACAGCCCCTGAAGAGATCCTCGTTTACGAAATCGCACCCACAGGAACTTGGAACAACGCCTACCCCAGCACAGCCAATTCCACAATCACTGCCCATATGCACAAAGGTACAGGCACAACACCAAAAACAATGAGTGGCACGGGAGATGATTTCTTCACACTGAAAAGCGGATCGATCTACGAGATTGTCTACTGGACCCAAGCGGGTGTGGGCAACTCAGGAGCGTCCGCTGTGAGTTGCCGAACTACCCCCTACCTCAACGGGAATGACGATCCTTACGTCACCTACCCACTGACTGTGAACGGAACCGCAGGATCAACGGGTCTCGTTAGACTGATGGGCCGCATCACCTTATGGATCACAGCGTCTTCGGGGGACACTTGGTCTCCGTATGGTGGCTCCTGCAGCTTTGATAATGATGATGGATCAGCGGGCACTGATGGATCGATCTTTATTGTGGTTAAGAGGTGGACATGATCAAACTTGCACTTCTCCTTCTCCTTCTCCCCACCCTCTCCTTTGCCAGTTCCTTCTCCGGCGGATCAGCAAGCCAGAGCGTCCTGGGGAACCAATCTCGAGATAACATCAACATCATCGTCTTTATGATTGATGACATTGGTCGCGAGGCTTTCCCGCAACTCAATGCTCTATGGAAGGACGATGGTTCTGATACGTTCGATGATATGGACTACGGCAACCGCTACCCAGTCCTTACAGCGAGCGACCTTCCCAACCTTACCAAACTCCAAGAAAACGGGATCACCTTTGATGGGATGTGGTCTGGGACTCAATGCACACCTAGTCGGAACTTACTCCGAAACGGAGTTTTCGATCCATACGATGGAAGCCCTCAGTTTTCAGGAACCCCCAAGCGCCGCATACAGGATCAGACTGGGGAAGCGTATAAGATCTACCACTACGGAAAAGAAATTATGGGGTGTTCATCCAACGCTGATAACTGCGGAACGGAAGTGAATGGCCCACAGAACAACTACCGGACTGGGTCCGATAGCCATGGCTGGTTAGATGGGACTGTGGGGGGTGTCTTCGGTGAGACCTTCCAAACCTACACAAACACTGACTACACCGGAGTTGCCACAGATGTACCCAATGACACTGAACTAATGGCAATCAGTGGAGACTACCTCCAACTACAAGATGAATTTGGGTTTGAGCAGGGTAAAGACTATATCGAGACCCTTTACGCCTCTCCGATGCCCCAGGGTATAGGGGATCACTGGAGGGGTCAACCGTTCATTATGACGTTAGGGTGGCATGGAGTCCATGCGTCAGGTGGACCTATCTGTGCATCAGTCACTTCGACCGCTACAAATGGACGGGTAAAGCCTGTTGCGGATCAGGTCACAGCGTACCAGACTGCGGGGAGTGGGCGTGGAGCGGCGGGGGATTCCGATGCTGCTCCCTATGGACCGGAAACACGAGTCTATAGCAGTAGTTCCACCCCCACCTTCGCCAACGTCACCTCTGATGCAGGTACTGGAGCAGACTTCTTCAAGGCCTACTATGATTGTCATATCAATTCTGGTCTAATTTGGCTGGACACAAAGCTAGGTGAACTGATCGATTGGTTGGGTCCTGAAGGACTTAAGCAGACTCTCATCATCTTCACGGGAGACAATGGCACTGAGTCATACAGCATCCCTAACCGAACCGGGATCTGTCCTCCTGCCACTTCAGGTGGCGCAGCGGTCACCCACCTGCTTGAAGATGACTCCTCTGAAATTGGGAAGTGTACCATTGCAGGCAGTGAGGTGACTGCTGTAGGCAAGATGACCGTTTCCGAGACCGGTCTCAATGTGCCCTTTGTGGTCGGCTATGGGCCTATCCCAGAGGCTGTTCGAGGCACCACCTCTAAAGCTAGGTTGACCTTTGGGGATGTGGCTGAGACTGTTGTTCAACTGATCGCTCCCAACTCAACAGGGAGTGGCTACTACAGTGAGGGAAGAGACTTCAGTCCAATCATCTTAGGGACCGAAGCAGACCCTGACCGGCCGAGTGGGTTTGGGGCCACTGTCTCGATGGTAGATGGCACTAGTGTCTCCGCAGTCTTGCAACCGGATGCTAGTGGGGACATCTACAGGATGTGGAGAAACTATGATGGAGGATCTGGAGTGTGTGACTACATCCAGAACCTTGCGGACTCGAACTGGTATACGAACCTACGAGGCTCAAGTGATACAGAAGTAGTTGATGCAATTGATGACCTTGATACCGCTATTACTACGGCTTATTCGATCACTGAAGGGGGATCATCATGCGATCCTTGATATTTCTACTACTCATTACCTTCGGTCTTCCCCTCACAGCCTCTAGTGACCCAGACGCACATAGGTACTGCATGGAAGTCCTCTCCAGTCCGCGAGGAGGCCAAGAAGCGCCCGCTTTGGAGCTGAATAGGAAATTTAGAGGGCTTGTTGAGTCTCAGGAAGAGTGGGACAAGGTAGTTTCGATTGTTCTTGAGACTTGGCATGTGGCGTGTTTCAGCCTTTATGGAGTTCAGGACACCCGTGCTAGGGATAATCAAATGCCTTGGGTGTCGCCTGGAAGACTTTGCGTTGATTAAGGTCGAAATGTTTTCGTAAAAAGTCTGAAGGGGTTATCGATATATCATCGAGGTCGCGATACCCCCCGGCTGGGGTCGCGTTGGTGGTCGTTTGGGGTCGCTGGGGGTCGCTACGATCATGTCGAGACCACCGCCAGCCTAGTACGCTGGTGGGGTTTGCTTCAATCGGGCTTGAATTTCACTAGGTGGGATCGGTTTGAATTAGTTTCGCTTGATTCTATTATCGGCCGTTTTTTGCTTGTTTACGCTGGCGCAATCATGCTACGTTGGGCTTGAATTTCAGGGGGTGTTTATTGTGAATTCCTGGGAACGCGAATACGCTGAAACAGGTGGGATTAAACGGTGGTGGGGATTTCTTTCGATCCCTCACGCTATCCGTGAATGTGTCACCGCTGAAAATCGAATTGATTACTTAAACGATACTTTGAGTGGCTGCGATTGGTGCTGCGGTGGTGGGGACGATGAAGTCTATTTTCTCACTTCAGTTATCAAGCTTGCTACTGCATATATAAAGGAGAATAAATGACCACCGAACAAACCCTCAACGAAATCCAACGCGCTGCCGAATTTGCACGCGCCGAAATTCGATCGCTGACGGGGCGCGAGGCTACCGCGGCCGAAGTCGCAGCATGCGTTAAGTACCTGACCGGGGCAGAGATTAACTAGTTCGTACTATCACCAACAAAGGGAGAACATCATGAAGCAAAAAAAACTCGATCCGAACCAAGTAATAGCCGCAGCCGAGAATTCCATGTTTGGCATGAGTTCAACGGGAATATGCAAATCCTGCGGTGAAGAGCAAGAAGGCTGCGAGCCGGACGCGCAAGGGTATGAGTGCGAGTCTTGCGGCGCGCCTGCAGTTTACGGGGCTGCAGAATTGCTTTTTGAACTCTAGGGGAGAATAGAATGTCACCCAAAAAATCAGCAAAACGTAGAGCCATGCGAGCCGGTAAACCGTTAACTACTTTGGCCGACGGGCATCCCCGGAGAATGTCCGATGGTAGGAACGCGGTCAAGAAAATGTCCCAAGCCCAGAGAGACGAGTTCATTCGGTGGCTTGCTTGGGATCTGGGTCTCGCCGATCAGATCCGCGACATACTTTGCGAGGAACGATAGAAGATAGACGGTCCCCTCTAGGTTCGCCTAGGGGGGATTTTTTGTGATCACAACAAAAGGGAGCAACATCATGAATATCGCGAATATCGCGACCACTGAAGTCCAGGAACTAAGAGAGTATTTCGAGGGACCCCATGGACCCGATAGCCCAATCAGTAAAGGACACCCACTACTATCACAAGGGGCCACTAATGCTAAAACTAAGAAGAAGGCCCAGGGGATCTATTCAATCATTCTGTATCTGGCCCCAGCCAAAACTTCAGGCCTCCCTAAAACCCTATGCCCCTGTGCGACCCTAGGCTGCACCCAAGCGTGTCTCTACACCGCCGGCCATGGCGCAAAGGGTACCGTGCAGGCGGCGCGAATCCGTAAAGCGCGCTGGTATCTATTGGATCGCGAAAGATTTCTCGCGAGACTGAATCGGGAACTGGCCCACCACTACAAGAAAGCACAATCTCTCAAGATGTTGATGGCGGTGCGATTGAACGGAACATCAGATATCGCGTGGGAGAAATTTGACCTTGTGACTTTCAATCGGGCCGGTGTAGTGCACTACGACTATACGAAAATAGAATCGAGAGTAGCTAAATCCTCAAAAGTAGGGTGGCCGTTGAACTACACACTAACCCTATCCTATAACGAAAACATGCCAGCGTATAGGGTGCGCAATCTCTCGAAACGTGGTGTAAACATCGCGGTAGTGACGAATGTTCCTAAAAACAATCCACTACCCACTAGCCTCGAATTCGCTGGACAAAGTATTCCAGTACTAGATGGTCGCGCGGACGATTGGAGATGGCGCGATACTCCCGGGCATATCGTGGGATTGTCGGCATTGGGGGCGGCGAAAAGAGACACTAGCGGTTTTGTAGTTACGCCAGCGTAACGATAGGGGCCCTCCAGGTGATGGGGGGCCTTTTTTCATTCTTACTATCATGGTATCGCGGTCGCTGGCTGGAGGTATCGCGGGTGGCGTATCGCGGGTGCTAAGATTTTCAACAACAAAAGGGAGAGAAATCATGACAAAATCAAAACGGACACTTGAATGGCGAACGAATAACGCTTTTGACACCGTACTTCTCATTTCACCCGAAAATTTAGTCATAGGAGAGTGGCAAGTCACTCCCGATATTGCGGAGCAGTGGTGCGCTATCTCGTGCGAATCGCATATCGAATTCTGGGAGCCATCTCACCCGGACATCACCGACCCCGACGCCTACGGGGAAAGAGTGGAGGGCGATGCGCTCGCCGAGCGAATCCAATTTCATGCGGCGAGGGGAGAGAAATCATGAGGAGTCTCCAGGTAAACGGGCCTTGGTTGGAGAAAATTCTGAGCGGGGAAAAAACAATAGAAACGAGTGGTCAGCCAATTGTAAAAGCGGGAGAGAGAATAGGTCGAGTTTATCTTAGAAATGAACACGGTATAGCTCTTGGGGTTGCAGTCATAGGTGAGAAATTTGAATACAAGAGCGAACATCATTTTAGATCACATCAATCGCTGCATCGTGTCCCGAAGGGGGATGAATTTTATTTCGGTATACGAAAGCGGACCTGGGGATTTCCGATCCTGGCGGTGCGTAGGCTCAAGAAACCAATCCAACTAAAAACACCCAATGATCAGAGAAGACTCAAGCCCGTACTGGGGAGGGAAAAATCATGAAAATTTACAGTCCTCACCTGCGGCTCGACGCTAGGGAACCGAAACGATTCGAGAGCCATGACGCAGCATGCGAAGCGGCCGAATTGCTCCAATCGGGCGATCCCGAATGGACCTATGAGGTCCAAATGAGAGTCGATGGCTGGTACGGGATCAAGGTCTGGGATGAAAATGGCTTGTTCGTCGCCAACTGGTAACACCGAGGCCCTCTAGGAATCTCCTGGAGGGCCTCTTTGCAGTGCTACTATCATAATATCGCGCCTACCCCTCTATTGTATCGCGGCTACCCCTTGTAAACTGCTCAAGTGTACTATAGGATGCATGGAAATCCATACAGAGGCGACTGTGGAACTCTCAGAGCCCCCCAAGACTCGGATTAAAAAAATCAAGGTCAAAACTCCGAGCGGGGATATAACCACACGCCGAGCGATCAATCTCGATGATGTTGTGCGGGAAATTCTAATCAAATTCCGCGCAGAGTGGGATCTGTCCACCCGAGAGCTAGCCGCGCGCCTTGGGCTCTCCCCGCAGACCATTCATGGCTTCCTCGATGAATCGCGGCCAGGGGGCCGAATCCGAATAATCACACACTTGTGTGCCGCTTTGCAGGAGACTCCCGCGACCCTTTTTAGCCGCTCAGAGTCATTTGCGAGTTTAGATACGAACTTCACGCATCAATTCCGGGGCCTCTTGAACAGTAGCCCTCTCTCCGAGGAAGCTTCGAGCCAACTGGTCGAAGTTCTCACGCTCGCAAAAAAGTATGGACTTTTTGAGGTCTTGGTAGCCCAAGCCCACGGATTTGTGACGGCGTTCGCTGAAAACCTAGAAGGCTAGCGGCGCTTCTTCTTGTTTGAAAAATACTGGTCCACCATTGTCATCTTCTCAGGGTGGAGCTTAAGGTGTGCGTCGATGAGCTGTCTCACGCCTTTTCGCATCGCGCTTTCGAGGCCTAGCATGCGCGCCAACTTCCAGGTGTGGGCGTACTCAGCGACCTCGTCATCACTCAAATGAGCAATGACTGTCCTCGCCAGGCGCTCATTGGCACTGATGGGCAATTGGTCATCTTCGTACTCAGCGTGCAGCCTCAAAAAATCACTGAGCTTATATTTTGCCATCGCTAGGATTTTGGAAAGTTCGTGGAGGGTCAACCCCTCCTCCCCCTCCATGAAGGCCTTCCCATGCAGCGGTTCGATGTCGAGCGCGACCCAGAGTGACTCATCTCGAGCATGTGGTAAATAGGAGTCTATAATTTCGCGGACGTAACCATTTAGGTCGATCGCGGTGATTGTGCGTGGCTTGACCAATGATCCAGCGATCATTCCGCCGGGCGAGAAAAATTCAAACTCCATGTTCGCCTCCTCTAATCGACATTATCAAATTTGATTTTTTTGTGCCACTTTTCCCTTGCCCCTGCCCGAAAAATGATGCAAAATGAAAAACACGCACGAGTGAATAGAAATCGTATCAATGGGGGGACGGGGGAGAGTGGGCCAGTGATGGAGCCTGCTCTCCCCCTGCTTTTGAGGGGTGTCAATGTTTGTATTGGTTGTCAATGGGGTCGATTTCTTCGGGGAAAAGTGGGTTCAAAAGAGCCACCACTGGCGTCTGAAAGAGGCGCGATCACGGTGTCATGATGCCAAAGTTTGGTCAGATGGGGGCCAAGTGGTGTGCCATATTTCGCTCAGATACTCCCCCAGGGCGAATAGGCACTGGCAAAATATTCAGGAGTGGTTGCGCTGAGTCAAGTATCTACCTAGCTTACGCGCATGAGCTTACTTGATATTACGCGCACACTCACCGACCTAGACCTGGACATGACTGTCCTCCAGCTTCGGGTGCTCCTGGAGATCGAGGCATCCCCGGGCATCACGGGCAAGGCCATCGCTGACCGAATCGGAACTTCGCCAGCCACCATCACTCGAACAGTCGATATCTGGAGTAAAGTTGGTCACAAAAAGAAGGCCGGGCGAAGACTGGTGAGGCGAACTCTTGCCGCCGATAACCGGGAAAAAAATCTCGAACTCACATCCAAGGGGAAGAAGTTTCTTCGCGACTTAGGCTTGTAAATCTAACAGCCTGTGGTATTTGAGTACCAGCCCCTCAAGCTGACGCGTCTACCAGTTCCGCCACCGCCGCACACGGGCTTGAGGGTAGCCAACTTGACAAACATTTGCCCGCGCCAACCATACGAAAAATAAGGGAGAATACCTTGGAAACCAACGCCATTGACACAGCAATTGAAGCACTCCAAAACCAACTAAATGCTCTACTTTTAGCCAGAAATGAGGCCCCACCAGCCCTTCCCACCAGCCCAGATCAAAGTGGGGTCTCAGAACTGATTGATAATTTTGTTCGATCAAAACTTACTTCTCGCGAATGGTCGGAGAAGTACGCAATCAATGTGACCTTCGCGCTCAAGAAGTGGCACAGAACGATGAATCACGGGTCGGTTGGATTAATCACAACAGCCAACCTCCTAGATTATCGGGATCGGCTGTTGGAAATGAAAACCAAGAACGGAACGCCCACCAGTATCACCACCGTCAACGCCCACATGAAATACCTCTCACAGCTCCTGGAGTACGCTGTGTCGAGAGATATTATTTCCCGCACCCCTGCTACCCACCTGAAGATTAAGTCGCACCTGAGCGATCTCAGCGACTCTGAGCGGCGGTTGCCGTTTACGCCAGCGGAAGCAGTCCAAGTGATGAAGCTTGGCTGGCTCCCTACTATCATGGGGTACACCGGCGCGAGAAATCTTGAGGTACTCCAGCTTCGCAAACGCGATGTGTACGAGGTCGAGGGAATTCTGGTATTTGACCTTCAGACGCTCGATGCAGGCCAGAGGCGGAAGACCAGAGCATCGAGGCGGCTGATCCCAGTCCACCCACAACTCATCGCAGAGGGCCTTCTGGGCCTCTTGAAAGGTGACCCAGAGAGCCCCCTAGTGCCTCGACCAATCAATGATGGCGATTACGTCAAGTCAATCAATCGGCGAATTCGCGCCAAGATCCCTGACCCGAGAAAAACACTCTACTCCCTGCGCCACACCTTCCGCACCGAGTTGGCTGATCTAGTCTCCAAAGAGGCCAATCTTGATCGACTGATGGGCCACACTCAGAAGACCATCGGTCGGAGGGTCTACACAAAATTTGATCTTCAAACTCTCAAAGATGAGTTGTCAAAACTAAAATACCCGCTAGACTAAGATTCCTTTTGTTGTGCCGGCCCTCGATGGGGAAACTCATCGGGGGCCATTTTTTTGTTTAGACAGGCCCCTCTCAGGGTAGACAAATGATGAGGGGTAGACACCCCAAGCCACAATAGGAGAAAAGGTGCCCTATAGGTGTCTTATAAGTGTCTTATAAGTGTTCTTATAAGGTAATTAAAATAATAAACATTATTAAAGTACTTATAAAGTACTTTTAAAAACCTTTAAAGACACTTAAAGGTCACTTAAGAGTAATGTTTTTGTTGTCCTTCCCCTTGCAATAACGATTACATTAACGTAAGTTCACACTTGGAATCCCCCCTGGTTCTTTTTGGGGGGATTTTGTTTTGGGGTGTTCATGGAAGATGTGATGGTGCAGCGGGGAAAGTCTCGCTACCTCCGCAAGGTGTTGAACGGTGTCAAGCGCGGCCAAGTCTCCGACACCTCCGTTGCCGCCAAGTCCTTGATTTCCACTCTCCTCCCTGTGGTCATCGAGTCGCTCAAGAACGATGACCCAGAGCGGGGGGTGGGTGCTCAAGCAGCACATAAGATCGAAGAAGTTGGATTTGAATTCTGTGCGTACATTGGGATTCGAGTTCTCATGGACAAGATGGTCTATGTCGATTCTCCGCCGAAAGTGTCCACGGTCATCCATCTGATCGGACGCAGTATCCAAGACGAAGCTCTGATGAAGAGCTTCCAAGAGACCGAGCCAAGGATCTTTGAGATTGCCAGGGAGCAAGGTCTCAAGAAACGGGGGGCGGGGGTACGTGAAGCCCTCGTATGGCTCATGAAGGGCAACCCGAATCTCGAATGGGAACCCTGGGACAACCCTACAAAGGTACGGGTCGGCACAAAGATCCTCTCGCACATCTTGTCGGCGAGTGAGTTCTTCGATCTGAAGACCGTCCAGCACGGAAAGCGATCAATCAAAAGCATCGTGCCCTCAAAAGACCTCATCAGCCAACTGCGAACTCTCGATCTTCAGGTGGCTCTCAGTCGCCCACTTTATCTGCCCATGCTTGAACCTCCTATGGACTGGACAACCCCATACGATGGTGGGTATCGGCATCTGGCCTCGAAGCTTGTCAAGAACACAACCCCAGAGCACCTCCAGGCACTTGAGAGTTGCAACATGCCGGAGGTCTACGAGGCACTGAACAAATTGCAGAAAGTGCCTTATCAAATTAACTCTGATGTATTGACTGTGTTGGAACACTTCTGGCGTGAGGGCGATTCAGTTGCTGGTCTTCCTCCACAAGAACCTCACCCAATCCCTCCATGGCCGAGTGATTTAGGTAAGTGGGTGGATCTCGAAGGGGAAGAGAAAGACCGGGCATGGGCTTGGAAGAAGATGGCTCAAGCTATCCATGCTGAAAACTCCTCGAATGTCTCCCGAGTGATTTCTACCCGGTCAACTCTTGAAACTGCAAAAGAACTGGAGGGGCGAGACTTTTACTTCCCGATGTCTTTGGACTTCAGGTCGCGAGTCTACCCCACCCCTGGGTTCTCCCCGATGGGCGACAAGATGACCCGGGCTTTAATTAGGTTTTCACATTCATGTGTGATTGAGCCATCGTCAGAAGCAGTGCGGTATTTCTTGGCCCACGGGGCGCGCATGGCCGGACTGGACAAGATCAATCTCAATGATCAAATCCAGTGGGTCATGCGGAATCGTGAGAGGATCATCGAGTGTTCCATTGATCCAATCTCAGATCTCTGGTGGGTGCAGCCCTGCGAGGAAGATGGTGAGCCTTGGCTGTTCTTGGCTTGGATGATGGAGGCGGGAGACTTCCTTCTCCATGGGAAAGCATTTGAGAGTCATCTACCCATCAGCTTCGATGCCACTTGTAGTGCTCTTCAGCACTGGTCAATGGCTCTGAGAGACGAAGAAGGTGCGAAGCGAGTCAACCTCATCGACGGTGATCGGGCTGACGTGTACACCGAGGTGTTGAATGTTTTAAAGAAAAAGGTCGATCAAGTCTGGCTTGATTCACCGTATCTAACGCGAAAACTCTGCAAGACCCCCGCTATGGCTCGAACATATGGGGGGACTCGAATGGGAGTCAATCGGCATGTTTACAAAATCATCCACCAACTTGATGCGGGTCGCTATCTTCGTGACCATTTTCGGGATAGCGATATTCC